CATAACGCTTCCTTTATCTTAGACCAGCAATTTTTAACATTGCTGTTAGTTCTTCACTCTCGGGTAATGCTTGCTCTTTACGCTGTGCTACTCGAGCTTTGATATTTTCAGTTGCATTACGATTGTTCATTCCTGCGCCCGACAATTCAAGCATACGTGCTTGTTCGTGTTGTGCTTGAACATGGCCTTTGTATTTTTCCATTACGCTGTGACAAGCACGTTCGACCATACCATCAAACTTTTCTGCTCGCATTGTGTCTGGTTCAATGTTGTACTTTTCTTTAAGTTCTTTACACATCTTAGTAACGAACCCTTCTTCACCAATGGTCATGGTACCTTCATTGGCATTGAAAAAGCCACTTACACGTTCTTCAATTTCATCAAATAATTTTTCTGCTGTGCTACCATGACGCTTTTGTTTCCTATGCATCATGTCTTCATCTGGATTTTCAGCAACTGGAGCAGCCGCTGGCGGAGCCTCAGCTGGCACTGCTTCTGGAGGTGCTTCTGCTGGAACTGCTTCTGGAGGTGCCTCTGCCGCTGGAGCTTCAGCTGGCGCACCTTCTGGTGGAGCCTCAGCTGGTGGTACATCTTTATCAAATCCCAATTTGCCTGCAAAGTCTGTTTGATTTTCAGAGTCATGTGCTTTTAAAAATTCACTAATGATTGGTCTAGCATCCATTTCATCTAAGCCCAAATCAGCCAATGCTTCAAATGCTTTGCCTAATTTATCATTGTCAACTATGTCTTTTAAACTGTCTCTTACGTTGCTGGCATTGGTTCCCAATGGCAAGTCTTGATTAAACAAGTCCTTTAATGACTGCATGGCTTGACTACTACGGTCTTCGTCGCCACTAAACAAATCATCTTCTTCACGTACTATTTGTTCAATAGCTGATTCAAATTGATCTTCTGGGGATTCAAATGTTGATTTTGGTCGTTGAACTTCTTGAGCAGCCGAATTGATTGCGCCCCATAGGCCGCCCATTGACCCAGCCATGCCGTTGTTAGGACCTTGAACTCCCAGCTGTTTGGCAACTTGCTCAACAGTCATGCCTTTAGCTAACAATTCTTTGGCTTTACGATTTACTTCAACCCATTCGCCAGAAACACGTTCAGCTAAAATATCATCAGCTTCAATATCCTTTACAGGAATATCACTCTCATCAACTAGACTGTAAATGTATGGAAATACTGCCTTTAGTTCTTCATTAAACTACGCACAGTTAATCTATCTACCCAGTCATTTAAAATTTCTTCTGGTACAACTCTTGACGGACGACTTGTAAAACTTTCTTTAAACAAAGCATAGTTTTTTGGACTTTGTAGTGTGTGAACTTCTTTTTTAAGTTGTTCAATACGCTCAATAACTTTACTGTGTATTGTTCCCATAGCTTCTGAAATAACTTCACTACGATCAACATAGTTTTTAAAGAAACGTAATTTTGCAAGTTCTTCACTTAGGCTTACAACATGCTTGCCAATATCATCATGTGGTGTCCCACCTTGTGACACATGTTGTGCCAGGGCGCGAGCTCCATTCAAATGTTTTACAGGATAAGCATAACGTTCACCAACAGCATTTTCAATAAAGATTCTTTCAATGTGTTGTGTCCTACCGTTAGGTGCATTATAGTTTACTGGTTGGCTGTGTCTAACAATAATTTTAGCTTCGCCAATTTCTTGGTAACTAGTTCTACTAGTTCCAGATAGTCTAGATTCGTTCATGTTTCCTTCTCCGATAGGATCTCTCTTATCTAAGTTACTTTGCGATGGGTTTTGTAATTTAAAGTCCAATGAGTGAGATTGCGCAAAATCACCTAACTCATCTAAAAAGTCAACCCAAGAACTGTCTCTTGGATTTTTGTTCCATAATACTAGCAGTGCTGGCTTTTGATCTGCATCTGATAAACTAATTGACACATTGGTTAATTTCTCACCATTGCGTCTGTTAGTGAAGTCAAAGCTGATTTTTCTAGCATCACCGTCACGATGTTCCTTCCCATCAATAGGCTTACCGTCAACAGTTTCCTTTTTCATACTNGGAAATCTAGTGGACATTTGTTGCACTAAATCTTGGGCAATTCTTTCAAAATTCGCATTCATAGTAATATTTAGCTTAAAGTGCTGGAAATGAAAATGGGTAATGGAGCCTCATAATCTTCCTCAGTATGTGTTCCTGATATGGTTTCAAAGACCCTTTGATCCCAATCTGCTATCAATTGACTCATTCTCACAATTAGCAATAGTGAGCTAACTAAATCGTCGTGTTCTCCGCTTTTTGCCTTAAAACTAAAGCCCGCGGCAATAAACGCCTTTAATTCTGAAATTAAACTTTTACTGGTCAATTCCATTTTGCCAGTTTCAATCAAGTGCTTTAGTCTGGCACAAGCGGCTATTTTACTACCATGTGTGGTGTTAAAACCTTTTCTAAACTTGCGTACATGACCCTTACGCATGGGTTCTGATATCATAAGACCAGCAAATTGTTCTTCACCTTGATCCTTAATACATACTAGTCCAGCTTCACCAACTGTATTGTTTTCAATACTCCAATATATGTTGTTACTAAGCCCATTCATACTATCTGATAGATATTTCAATATATCTTTAAGTATTTTAACTTGCCCTTGTATGGGTGTTAAATTGTGATGCCATTCTGCAACTTGTTTGAAACTTGGCAACTCAAACACTTCAATGGCCGCAAAGTCACCACCAGTTCCCAAACTGGGATCCAAACTTACTAGGTAAATGTTTTCTGGTTTTGGCTCTAGATACCAGCGTGTTTGCCCCATTTTAAATTTGGGATCTTTGCCTGTTAGCTCCGCCAAAGTCAAACTGCTGATTAGTGTTTCATCATAGATCAAGAACTCACATCCGTATTCACGACGGAAACGTTCCTCACCAATACGACTTTGTTCTTGTTTTGCCCAAGCTTCATCTCTATCTGGATGTTCGCTCCAGTGACATGTGTATGCACTGAATCCGTTCATTCCCANTGCTTGTTCGTTGCCATATTCATCAAGTTTGTTGTTTGCTTCTTTCCAAATATTGGCAAACGTATCTTCGTCACTGTTGGGTGTTGATGTAATAATAGCACGACCACCAGTTGCTAGTGTTGGGGATATTGAAGTCCAAAACTCATCGGCGATATTTGGTTGNACAAATGCAAACTCATCGCAATACAGTAAGGATATTGACATACCACGACCAGTATTACCGGTAGTAGTTGCTGAAACAATTCTTGAGCCGTTATCAAATTCAATACTCCCTTTGTTATAGTTGGTAACTCCACTGCGAATATGATCTGGACAAAGTTCATATGCATAGCGTATACGTTGCATGATTTCCTGTGAGCCAGTNTATTTGTGTGCCGCAATCAACACAGTTTGATCAGGGTGAAACATTGTGTACCACAACAAGTATCCTGCCGCACAAGTGGTCTTGCCCATCTGCCTNGGCAACATATTAATTGTAAATCTATGGCCATGATATGCGTCCAACAATTCTGTTTGAAATCCATAAGGATCAAACAACAGTTTACCTTGAACTGGGTGTTGTATGTAAAAGAAGTTTTTACAAAAATAGTGATACCCAGTATCTGGATCCGCACATGCCAATAAGTCAGCAACTTGCTGTTCTGTAAACTTATCTTTTTTGTGAGCCTTTTTTGTCAGTACCCCGTCTAAACTTTTACTTGTCATGTTGTTATTTACAATAAAAAAGCGGAGACTCGCTCCGCTTTGATATTACGTTTTACCAATTATCTGTTTCTAACTTCTTGATACAAGTTATGTAATTGGCTCTTTAGACTTTCTGAAGTAACTGTGTACGGGTTGCCGCCACCGTTAACTTTGGGTGCTTCGTTGTCACCGTGGCTGTGTAGGTCATTGCCTTTCATTTTAGTAACTTCATCGCCAGCATATTCTTCGGCTGGACTGTTGGCGTATTCTTCCATCTCAACTTCTTCTTCGTCACCAAACATCTCACCGTCTTCTTCACCACGCTCGTCATCGCCATGTGTCAACATGTCTAACGGGCTTTCTTCTTCACCGTGTTCTTCTTCTCCACCTATTGACAGCACAGCGCCCACTGGTCCTGATACTGCATCGTCACCGCCCATCATGTCGCCACCTTTAAGCAAATCTAAAAGATCACGAATGTTTTCTGTTCCGCTAGCATTAACACTAACATTCATTGTTACTGGTGGTGAAGGAGGCATACTGCCCATCATTGGAGGCATACCGCAACTTTCATTTAATCCTGAAAGCGTTTTAATTGATTTTAGATCTAACTCTTTTAAAGGAGCGTTGGTTTTAACTTCCTTTAATTGTGTTACTGGTTTGTCGTATTGATCAATTTTGTTTAATAAATTATGGAAGTTCATTTCTTTTGTCCTTTAAATGGGTCAGCATTTTTTTCTTCTGGTGATGATTTAGCTAAAATCGCATCGTTAACACCTTTTACTTGGTCGCCCTTATGGCTTATTTTACCTAATTCTTTTAGAAAATTTAGTACTTTCTTATCGCCTACTTGATCTTGTGCGCTTTCAGTTTCATAAGGTTTGTTTAGTATTGCTTCTGTTGAAGTTCCAATTCTATTCAATCCTTCTAAATTATCTTCAATTATTTCTTCTTCTCTTGCACTGCGTACACGTATACCGCCTCGAGCAATCATTAATTGATCAGCCAAATATTCAGTTAATGTTTGCGTACTAACTGGGTAACGGCAAGCCACATCAAAAATTGTAACATGTGTGTTTTTCATCTCTGGAAAGTCCAACGGGCTTTCTTGAATTGGGATGCGTTTGCCCTTGCTGATGCTTGCGCAGTCATATTTCATTAGGGCTGTTTTCATTGCCTTATCAAACCCTTCAGGAAGGTCTCCGGCAATCTTAATTTTGAA